GCTGTTTTGCCTTTCTTTTTCATCTCTCTGTACAAAACCATAGCTGAAATAAATCTATTATATAAAGAATTAAAAAATGCAGTGACCCAACACCCAGAAGGCATAGAATGAGTAGTTAATGCTACTTTCTCTTTTATTAAAACAAAAGTTCGAATCATTGATGTCAATAACTTTTTCAAAGCCTTGGGATATTTACCTCGATAAAAAGAAAAAACGACTTCAGCTACGGCATCTTGAACCTGAGGAGAAGTTCCTCCGTCCCAATTACCGACATCTCCATCAAATGTGATATCGCATTGCTGCAATATTTTATGTAATTTATCCCAATCTTTATAAGGATTCATTCCAATGGCCATTTGGTTATTCCACATTTCTGATTTGCAATGCATAAAAATTTCTCCTAAAAATTTCTTTACTAAAAAAGTATGATGCAATGGAGCTACTCTAAAACTGCGTGGTTTGTTAGCCTTTTCTTCTAATCGGAGCTCATCTTTTAATGCTTCATAAAAAACTAAATCTTCTACAACTAAAGTATCATTATTACATTTATCTAAAAAAGTATCTATAATTTTCCTAAAATCTGGGGTTACTGTTCCTGTCTGCATATCTATGTATTTTTCTTTATCATTATCATATCCAAATCCATTAACTGCATCTTTATTTAACGGGGCTAAAAGCTTATTTCCTTTAATAGTAACTTCGTCACTCAAATCCTTAAATTCTACAAAAAATTCCTTAATGCAAGCTTTACCAAATTCTATTTCTTCCGTAGGTATATGAGGGACAAATTTAAAAGATTTATCTGCCATTTTCTCTAGTGTTTTAGAACCGTATACAGATAAATTAGGTGGAACTTTAATTCCTATATCTTCAGCTTCCTGCATCAAAGGTTCAAACAATTCTGTTGGTCTCAAAGAAGATTCTGATAAAGGAATCTTACTTGGTAAAGATTTATTAAAAAATTTCATGCCAGAAAAATCTTCTGTAGTTTGATTTACTATTTCCATTTCTAAAGTGTGTGAGCATTTAAATAAAAGTCTTAATTCTCTAAGCAATGAGTCGGGATATATAATAGAAAAACCTGAAGAACCATTTCCAGCGATATGACAACCTGTCATACCATAAACTGCATCTATCAATAAAGTTCCGCACAATCCGGGCGCGTCCATTTGAGTATAAATACCTTTATTAGGACCCACTGTTAAAATTTTTGAATGGGAGTGAATTTGTATTGACTCTTTATTTAAAGTAAAGTTGCGATCTATATTAATAGCTTCTTCACAATTAACAACATATAAGCTTCGTCTATTACTTTTATTACCTAAATTATAATCGGGAAACAACAAGCCTGTCATATCCTTATAAGGGGGTATAGTTAAATCTAATTCTATTACGGCAGCATCAAATTGTTCAAAAGATTTTATTACTTTAAAAGGGACATTATTCAATTCTGTTACATTATTTTCTAAAGCTCCCCAATCTGAAAAAATATTAGCTACTCCTTTCTGAGATTGAAAGGAATGGCACTGTATAAAAACTCTTCGGCCTGAAATAAAACACTGTGACAAATTTTTATGTCCATTATCACTAATAAGTTCTATTACTCTCATTCTCTGTTTAATTACACTTATATTCATAGGAATATCATTATTCCCTTCAAAAATCCAAGTATCTGCTAAACTCTGCGGTACTTGAGGCAAAGTGGAATGCATTTTATTATGTGCAGCTCTCCATACGTTAACTGCTCTCTTTTTATAAGTATGAGTAGTTACATTACGCATATCTTCATTATCAAAAAATTTATCAAAAATAAAAGTAATTAAAA